AAACAAATGCATCTTACAGATCCTCAAACAGTAGAAGAAAAAATGTATTCAATAAATTACAAGTGGCATTTCATATCTGAAGAAGATAGAGACTTCTATCAAGGATGTAGACACGCTCTTGACAACGGACTTAAGTGGTGAGCGGAGTATATAACCAAACATATTTCAATAACAGACCTGAAGAAAAAGAAAGAGAGGGTGTGTTATATGGAGTTATCTTAGTTAACCAACGTACATTTGAGCGTGAATGTATCAAGGTTGGAATCGCTAGTGGTAAAGACTGGCGGCATGTAATTAAAAGAAGTCGTGGTTTTAAAGGGTATGATTTACGCATCCAGCGAACCTATCACGACACCATTTATCGGTGCTGGCAAATCGAGCAGGCACTTCATGAGGAGTTTAAACACGATAGCTATTCCCCAACTCAGAAATTTGGTGGGCATACAGAGTGCTTTAAAATTTCTTCTCTTATTTTATCCCAGTTCCCGAAAAATAATTCTTGACAAATGGTTCGCCGTTTGTTATAATATTATCATATTTTAGAGAAAGAGAATAAATGACAGAAATAATACCACCGACAAATTGCCCCGCTTGTAACAGCGTACTCGAATTTGTAGGTGATCAGTTGTTCTGTATGAACTCCTCTTGCTCTGCAAAATCTGCAAAGCGTCTTGAACACTTTGCAAAAACCTTAAAAATCAGAGGACTCGGTCCCTCAACTATTGAGAGACTTGGTCTTGACGATTATGAAGATATTTATTCGTTAACCCAAGAAGAAATATCTTTTCTGTTGGATTCAGAGAAACTAGGTACGAAACTACACAATGAGATACAGAAATCAAAGAGTGTCGACCTTACAACTCTACTTCCAGCTTTTTCGATACCGCTGATTGGCTCAAGTGCATCCAATAAATTAGCGAAACACATCTCATCATTAAGTGAGATAACCCCAGAGATATGTAGCGAGGCAGGTCTGGGTCCGAAAGCGGCGTCGAATCTTATGGACTGGTTAGTAAACACTTTCCATTTTCAAGGATACTATAACCTACCCTTTACTTTTACTTGCGAAAAACGAGCAGAGGTCACTAACACTGACACTAAGGGAACAGTTTGCATTACAGGAAAGTTAAAAAGCTATCCAACTAAAGCCGCCGCACAACAAGTATTAATAAAGAACGGCTACTTAGTAAAGGATAACCTCACAAAAGATGTAACTATCTTAGTTAATGAGAGTGGTGTAGCAAGTGCGAAAACCAAGAAAGCAGAACAAATGGGTATAACAATAAACCAAAACTTAAAAGAACTTATTTAGGAAAATTAAATCATGGCATTACCAAAATGGACAGACGAAAGGACTCAATCTCTAGTAGATTTCGTAGGAAGCGAGAGCCCAATATCCCAAGGAACAGTTGCAAATGCAGCCGAGCACTTGGAAACATCAACCCGTTCAGTCTCAAGCAAATTGAGAAAGATGGGTTTTGATGTTGAACTAGCTTCAGCATCAGCAAGCAAGTCTTTTTCAGACGAGCAAGAAGCAACTTTACAAGCATTTGTTACAGATAACTCAGGTTCTTACACATATGCTGAAATTGCAAGCAACTTCGAAGGTGGACACTTTTCTGCTAAATCAATTCAAGGAAAAATCTTATCAATGGAATTAACTTCTCATGTTAAGCCTGCTCCTAAAGTTGAGACAGTTAGAACTTATACTCCTGAAGAAGAAGGCACATTTGTAGAGATGGTTAACGGTGGATCTTTCGTAGAAGAAATCGCTGACGCTCTTGGCAAATCTGTTAATTCAATCAGAGGTAAAGCTCTTTCACTTCTAAGAAGTGGCGAAATTAACGCTATTCCAAAGCAAAAAGAAACTAAAGGATCAAGCAAAGCTGACGTCCTTGCTGATATCGATATTTCAGATATGACTGTAGAATCAATCGCAGATCAAATCGGAAAAACTGTAAGAGGCGTGAAAACTATGTTAACAAGACGTGGTTTACAGTGTGCTGATTACAACGGTGCAGCTAAAAAAGATATCGGTTAATTACTGAATCTTTAAGATTAGTTACGGCAGGGGTTCGCCCCTGCCCATTTTTTATACTTTTGAGAGAGTTATATAGTGAATATTGCATCAGCGTTACTGAAACAGATTATAGTTCAGAAAGATTTAGACACATGGTCTAAGTTAAAAGAACATTACCTTCCTGGTGAATATCAGTCAATATTCCGCATCCTTGATAAACACATAGAAAATTATCAAGACCTCCCCCAATTTGAAGATCTCTCATATGAAGTACGAGATCGACAACTCCAAGAAAAAATATTTGCTATCGAATCAGTTGATGTCGAGGTAGACGCATGGCTACTACTTGACTATCTAAAGAATGAATATACGCAAGTAGAGATTCTAGATGAGTTGGATTCCTATATCGATAATACAGTTGCAATGGCTACTGCAGAAGAAAATATAGAACAACTTCAAGAAATAGTGTTAAGGGTAAGTGACAAGGTAGATGTCAAGCCACCCGAAGAAAGTATGCAGAGCATATCTCTTTTCGAGGATGACAAAGAACTATCGAGGTATTTACCCTTAGGACTCAATAGTGAGTATGACTCACAGATTCAGTTCTCGCCTAAAGACTTGGTACTTGTAGGTGGACGACGAGGAGCAGGTAAGTCCGTTACCTGTTGTAATTTAGCCGCAAATGTTTACGACTCTGGTCGTAGTGCGCTTTACTTTACTATAGAAATGGACAGCAGATCAATCCTTCAAAGGATATGTTCTGTTTCAACAAAAATACCATTAAAAAGACTACGCAGTAAAATGCTATCCGCTGAAGAGTGGAATCTAGTAGGCGGCTGGTGGGCAGGTAGATTTGACGGTGGACATGATTTATTGCCAGAGTTTGTGAAAACACATGACTTTGACACATTTCATAAAAACCTAACAAAACTACCTCTCCACAAAGAAAAGCAATTGGATGTTATTTATGATCCAGCTTTAACTCTCTCAAAAATACAGTCAGAGCTAGACAAAAAAGTCAACCAACTTGATGTTGGTGTAGTTATTGTTGATTATCTAAACCAAGTTAAACGCCACAATGCACCAAGTCGAGCAGGCGGTCAATATGATTGGACAGAACAGATAGAAGTCAGTAAGAAAATGAAGTTATATGCTCAAGAATATGAAACATTATTCTTTGCCCCATACCAAACAGATGCTAGTGGAGAGGCTAGATTTGCTAAAGGTATACTTGATGCAGCAGATGCTGCTTACTCATTAGAAACATGGGATCAGCAAGATGAGTGTATGACATTTAATTGTGTAAAAATGAGAAGTAATAGGATGGAAAGCTTCACAAGTGCAGTTGATTGGGAAACCTTGAAGATTGGTCCGCAGTCTGCACTCAACCCTAAAGAAAAAGAAAATATAGAAAAAAGTATGAAAACAGGAGAAGATGTAGATGACATTTAGATGGCAACCATGGGTTTTAAGCCTATACATATATGGGGCATTTGATCCCCTAATTTTAACTATCGCTGCATTAGTAAACAGATTATGATTTTATACACAGAAGCACAATTAATGATAGCATATACTAGGTATGTGCGAACATTGGGAGAATCAACAGTTAAAGTGATGACACCAACAATAGAGGAGTTTCGTAAAATTTATGAAACAGAATTAGAAGAACAACTTTGGGATCAATTAGATGACTAAAACAGAAAAAGCCGCATTACAAGAATCTGTACTACAGGTAGGCGCTGCTCTTGTTATTAATTTTCCATTACAAACATTCCTACTATGGTTATTTATAGAAAAATGGGAATGGACAAGTGCATTTTTGATATCACTTGCCACTACATTTATATTTACAGTAGTTGCATTGATAAGAACATACATGATTCGTATGGAAATAGAAAAGAGACGCAGACATGGCTTATGGAGAAAGGTAAGAAATAGTGGCGGCAGATAGAATCAGTAAGGAAACGGCAGAGTTAGTAGCTCTGCCTCCCTACACATGGGAAACACGATCAGTTAAATTTCTATTGAATCAGAAAAAGATTTATCAGAATATCGAACGAGTACCTATAAACGAACCACTATATAATAGTATAGTAGAACATGGCATAAAATCTCCAATATTATGTATGCCAAACTATTATCCAATCGCAGGGAGCCAAAGAATGAGAGTGATGTGGGAGATAGTAAGAAAACATAAAGACGGATGGATGTTCAAGACAATGGATATCAAAGTCTGCCGTTTTGATAAAGAATGGTGGAATATGTTTTATTTATGGGGAGATAAAAAAGAACGAGATCGAATAATTGCAATTTGGTTTCAAATGGTAGAACTTGCTTGGAAAAGTAAGTATTACGAGTACGAAACAGATCCAAGTGGTAAAGCTATGACAGACTTTGAAGAACTTGGAGATAAACTAAAAGGATGGAAACACAAACAATGAAAATATTTTTAGAACATTTTTTCTACGCATTAACAATGTGTATAGTATTACTTATACCTATATTTGGTATTGTACTAATGATAAACGCAGTTATATAATGACAGTAGAAGAACTATTACAAGAACGAAAAATCGATTATAAGTTATCTCCAGCAGATGCTATTGTCAAGTGTCTGAATCCTGAGCATGATGACAGTAATCCAAGCATGAGAATTGATAGAATAACAGGAGTATTCAACTGTTTTTCGTGTGGCTTTAAGGGCAATTTGTTTAATCACTTTGATGCCCCTTCGAATCCATTAGACATTCGTAGAGAAAAAGCTAGACGAAAAATAGAAGAAAAAAGAGCATCTTCCGTAGGATTGAAGATGCCAAAGAACTTTATGCCGTATGTAGGTAATTGGAGAGAAATTTCTCCCGAAAGCTACAAACTATTTGATGCCTTTGTGCATCCAGACAAACCGTTTACAGGCAGAATTTCTTTTCCAATTAAGGACTTGACAGGGAGAATAGTAGCATTTAATTGCAGAACACAGTCTATGACTGATGTTCCTAAATACTTAATCCATCCCCCAAAGGCAGTATTGCCGTTATTCCCTGCTCGAGTCCGCCCTATAAAAGGTAGAGTAATATTAGTAGAGGGTATCTTTGATATGCTAAATCTACATGACAAAGGATTAAATAATGTCATGTGTTGTTTTGGTACAAGGAATGTAGATATCGAAAAACTAAAGCTACTCAAAATGCAAGGTGTGGAGTCAGTAGATATTCTATTTGATCCAGACGAAGCAGGACAGGAAGCTTCAATCAAAGTACAAGAAATGTGTGAGATTGCAGAAATAATATCTAAAAACATAAAGATACCAGTTGCTCTTGGGGATGCAGGAGCACTCAACAAAGAAAAAGTAAAACAATTAAAGGAACAACTCTATGGAAGCATTTAAAAATAAATTTACTGGAGTTGGAAAGACTGGACTCCGCAGACCACAAAACATGAGTGGAGAAGAATTACTAGAGTGGGTACTAGAGAATAAAGCTCACATTGACAGTAACTCGGGCTGCTGGATATGGGACGGAATAGTACAATCTGGCGGTCGTCCCATGATTTTTCATGAAGGAAAAAACCAACTATTGTACACACTATCTTGGGAAATTTTTAATGAAAAATCTTTTCCCAAAGGATTACAGGCAGGACACACATGTGAACACAAAAGTCCTGACCATAAAAGATGTTTTAATCCTCATCATGTGAAGCCCATGACTCCACAAGAAAATGAATTATCAAAACCTAATTTATATTGTGAGGAATATAAAGAAAAACAAAGGCAACATCAATTAACAAGAACAACCCCAACAATGCCTGCAGAACTTACACATAGAGAAAGAGTTGACTGGCTTCTAGAAAATGTATATGAGGAAGATGAAAACGGTTGTTTTATATATCAAGGGCAGATAGCTGTAGACGGCTATGGAAGAAGAAATATAAATTATAAGAAAGCAGAAGGAAGTCAATCCGCTGCAATTACTAAAGATGGAAAAAAGAAAGTAGTAATGCATAGATATATTCATTTTATATTAAATGATTTAGACTACTGCAATCCTCCAAAGGACATGCTGGTTCATCACACTTGTACAAATCGTGCTTGTGCAAATCCAGAGCATTTAGAGTTAGTAACAAAAAGTGAAAATTCTAAAGCAGCAAGAAGCTATCATGCTGCAGTAACTCTTACAGAAGAAGATGTTCAATGTATATGTTATGCATGGTTGAATGAAAGAAAAGATTATAATAGTAATCAAGCATTTTCTGACGCATGGGCTTTAGAGTTTGGAGTCACTGCTTCAGCCATCAACGATATAGTTCATACACGAAGAAAGTGGCAAGATATAGCAACACCCATTCTAGATAAGAAAAAATAAATATTGACAAAAGTTTATACATTTGGTATAATATAATAATAAATTAAAGGAACAATTATATGGCTAAAATAGCACTAATCGAAAGTAAACCTAGTCGGAATGACTATGTGAAACTTTTTAACAACGAGTTTGATTTTGACAAGTATGAATTATGCTCTGACCCAACAGTAAAGAAAGTATTAAAACGAGATTGCGATATCGAGATAGATATTGATTCTTATGACTGGCTTATACTCATAGGTTCAGAGTCTTTAAAATTCTTTACAAATCAAAACTCAGTCACAGAATACAGCGGAAGAGTTGTAGATGACAAATTTCTACCAGTAATAAACCCAGCAATGATAACATTCAAGCCAGAGGCAAAGAAAGTTTGGGATGAATCTAGTAGTAATATTACGAAATATATTAAAGGAGAACTCAAACAACAGAAACTTGGAGACGATAAGTGCTATGGTATTACAGAAAGCGCAGACTTATATGTATTTCTAGACAATGCACTGAATCATGATAATGATTTTATCGCACTTGACTCTGAGACTTCAGGTTTATATCCACGAGATGGATATATGCTTGGTATTAGTTTATCCTATGAACCAGAGCATGGCGCATACATCAGTACAGATTGTATTGATGAAAAAGCAGAAGGACTCTTACAGCAACTCTTTGATAAAAAGAGAGTAGTATTTCATAATGCTAAATTTGATTTGGCTTTCTTTGAATATCATTTTGGATTTAAGTTTCCAAGATTTGAAGATACTATGTTACTACACTATATGCTAGACGAGAATCCAGGCACACACGGTTTGAAACAGTTATCCCTCAAGTACACACCTTATGGAGATTATGAGAAAGGTATGTATGAGTGGATAGATGATTACTGCCGTAGAAATGGTATACTCAAAGGTAGTTTCAGTTGGGATTTGATTCCTTTTGATATTATGCAAGACTATGCCGCAATGGATGCTGTTTGTACTTTCTTACTCTTTCAGAAGTTTGAAAATGCTCTAGTAAAGAATGAAAGACTATATGGAGTATATAAAGATATTCTTATTCCAGGCTGTAGATTCTTAACAGATATACAAGATACTGGTGTGCCTTTTGACAAAGAAAGATTGCAGACATCTTCAGTGCTTATGCAAGAACAAATTGATGAAGCTATTGCGAAGTTATATACTTATCCAGCAATTAAAGAGTTTGAACATAATCAAGGCAAAGACTTCAATCCGAATAGTACAATGCAACTTCGAGGACTATTATTTGACTTCTTGGGATTGAAACCTACAGGAAAGAAAACAGGAACAGGAGCACACAGTACAGATGCTGAAGTTCTAACTCAACTTGCAGAGGAACATGAAGTACCTCAATTAGTATTAGATATTCGTCAGAAAGTAAAAATTAAAACTACTTATCTTGATAAAATATATCCACAGCTTGATAAAGATAGCAGACTTCGTACTGGATTTAACTTACATGGTACAACATCAGGTCGCCTATCTTCTAGTGGTAAAATGAATATGCAACAGATACCTAGAGACAACCCGATTGTTAAAGGATGTATTAAAGCTACTCCCGGCAAGAAAATAGTTGCAATGGACTTAACAACAGCAGAAGTTTATTGTGCAGCTGTACTTGCCAATGATAAAGCATTGATGGAAGTATTCAAAAGTGGAGGAAACTTTCACTCAAACATTGCAAAGCTCGTCTTTAATCTTCCCTGTGAAGTAGATGAGGTTGCAGAACACTATGGCACACAAAGACAAATGGCTAAAGCTGTTACATTCGGAATTATGTATGGAGCTGGTCCAAAGAAAATTAGTGAACAAGTAACCAAAGATAGTGGTACTCACTTTAGTATGAATGAAGCAAGTGCAGTTATTAAAGATTACTTTGAACAGTTTCATGGTCTTAAGACTTGGCTAGACTCACAGAAAAAGTTTATTCAAGATAATGGATTCATCTATTCTCACTTTGGTAGAAAGAGAAGATTACCAAACGTGTTCTCTACTGATAAAGGTATTGCATCACACGAAGTAAGATCTGGAGTAAACTTTCTAGTACAATCGATTGCATCTGACGTAAACTTACTTGGAGCAATTGATGCACACAATATTATTCAACGAGATGATAAAGCGGATAAGATGAAAATATTCGCTCTAGTTCATGACTCTGTTTTAGCAGAGGTTGACGAAGACTGGGTGGAACACTATCAGTTCATATTAAAAGGTTGTATACAAAAAGACAGAGGCATGTCAATACCAGGCTGTCCAGTCGGCTGTGATTTTGATATTGGAGATGATTACTCCTTTGGAAAGTTTAAGGCAAAATATGGAAAATAATAGTAAGTTCCTATATGATGCAATGAATTTTTTATCTAATATTAAAAATGGACAGCTAGGAATACCTGCTTACTCTGGACAAAGGGAGTTTGATGAACAAGGCAATGAATACGTAGCAGTTTATAATTTTAAAGATAAGGATAGAACTCCATTCTTTAGAGTACATAAAAAAAGTGGTATTGGAGATACACACAATCTTTGGCACAGTAATTTACAAGAAATGATTCTAAGGAATAGTAGTGATTTTTCTCATGAAGTACCATACTATATGGATAATGGAAGAAAAAGAATAGCAGATTTATATTATCACCCCTCAAAAACTATAGTGGAACTACAACACAGTAGTATTTCAATAGATGAGTTAAGGCAACGAACTCTAGATGCCTTAGAGTATGCAGATAAAATAGTATGGATATTTGATGCTAGTACTCATGTGACTAAAGCTAGAGCACAAATAAAAACAAAGCAAGATGGAATTACTGAATGGAAACCAGGCTATAATTTAAACCGCCTAACTGATTTCGTAGATATAGAATACGGTGATAGACTATTTTATAGATGTAGTATGCCTCCTTCCTGGTCTTTACTATTAACTAAAGCTGTGAGCGATGAATTAGAAGTACAAAAAATATTTAAGTATACAATTAAACAGTTTTTGTACTCAAAATTTAAGTCTAATTATTCTCATAATAAGGTTAAAATATACTTTACACAAGAGGAAACAATATATTGTGAAGATATAGACGAAGACGTAGATATAATGTACTTAATGGAATTAACAAATCAATTTGATAGAATAAAAGGGAAAAAGTATGCTAAAGATTTACAAAAAAGATATCCTTACATGGTAGAATTTACAATGCGCCATAAAGATGAATTGTTCAACTTTATAGAATCAGCTAAAAATGAAACTCTCTGATATACAGTTTCCAATCTATGTTGTGCATACTGATGAAGTTGTACGACAGGATGGGATACTCTGGTGTGAGGGTGCTGTTATTGATGATAGAAATACAGTAGGAAGTTCACTAGGAGAAAGAAGATTAAAAACACCAATGAAGAATCTTTATGATCTTAAGTATCAAATTGATGATTTTGGTGGACTAATAAAACATAGAGGAAGATTCTATGTAGATTCAAATGGAAAGTTTTTCATTTACGAGAAAAGTAAAAGTGCAAAATTGAAGTACCACTTAATAGGAAAGTTAGAACATAAAGATGTTGCTACTCTTATGTGGATTCAAGGTATACCGTTTCCTTTTGAGTTACCACGACCACCTGCAATGACTATGCGTTATGCAGGTATTTTATATATAAACAATAAACCCTCTTTTGTGTACGATTTTTCAGAAACTCTAAAGAAAGATAGCTGGAGAAAAGTATAATGAAACTAGGTTTAAACAACTGGAGAAAATAAATGGCAAATCATGTATACAATTATGTAACCGTAAGTGGAACTGATGCAGTAGTAGATAAATTTTCTGAGATAGGAAAGAACTTTACTCACCAAAGAGAAATAAAAGATTGGGAAGGCAATCCCATGACAATCAATGAATTCAAAGGAATAGAAGAACTCGACTTTATGCCAACATATGATGAAGATGATAGCTATAATTGGTATTGTAAGTATGTTGGGGCAAAGTGGTGTCATATCGAAGAGTGGGAAAATGATTATATGAATCTATGTTCCGCTTGGAGTGCATGCATGGAGTTCACAGAAAGTCTTACAATCGAACTAGCTAAAATTGATCCATTGGTTCAAGTGCGTCATCAATATGAAGATGAGTTTCGTAATTTTATCGGAGTCATTGTCTATGAAGGTGCGGATGCTGATGAAATATTATTCGAAGAACTTGATGATGGAGAACTAACAGAACTTTTTAAAGAAGAGCATCCAGAGTCTGATATTGAAGTAGAGGATTGGACAGACGAAATCTACCAAGCATATGACGATTTCATTTACAACTGGTTTGAAAATCAGACTGTTTAATGAAGGCAGTTCTTTCCAATCGCATTTATCTAGAGTGCACGAACGAATATCAGTCATTTCTCGATGAAGAACTAACATATTCAATACCACCAAGGAGACCAACTGATCCGCCTATCATCATAAAGAATATGGGCGTAATCAGATCAGGTTTAGTTTCCTTGCCGATTGGAAGAATGGATTTGATACCAGAGGACTACGAAATAAAAGATAAGCGTAATGACTTACCAATTGAACCTCTTGACTTTAAGTTTACTTTACGAGACTCTCAACAGTCCGTATATGACGAAGTTCAAGACAGTTGTATAATCAACGCTTGGGTCAGCTGGGGCAAGACATTCACTGCGTTAGCAATCGCAAATAAATTGCAACAGAAAACACTCATTGTTACTCACACATTAGCGTTAAGAGGACAGTGGGAAAAAGAAATACAAAAAGTCTTCGGGGTCACGGCGGGTGTGATTGGCTCAGGAAAGTTTGAGACGAATTCACCTTTTGTCGTTGGAAATGTACAAACTTTGTACCGAAATATCGACAAAATCGTAGGAGAGTTCGGTACAATTATATTGGACGAGATGCACCATGTATCCTCACCAACTTTTACACGAATTGTGGACGCTTCGAAGGCACGCTACAAAATAGGATTGACTGGAACAATGCAGAGAAAGGATGGAAGACATGTAGTCTTTCGTGATTACTTTTCGAGTACTGTTTTTAAACCACCTCGAGAGAACTATCTTACTCCACGAGTTGACATAATACACTCGGGAATTCGCTTTATGGATGGCAATGTTGATTGGGCAAATCGAATCAACGCACTTGCGTATGATTGGGAATACCAAAATACAATGGCAATGCTTGCAGCGAGTTATGCCGCAAAAGGGCACAAGGTACTACTTGTCAGCGATAGAGTAGATTTTCTAAAGAGTTGTGCAAGACTTGTGGGAGATAACGCAATCTGCGTAACAGGAGATGTTCCTCACGAAGAGCGAGGCAAACTGATAAAACAAATATTTGATGATAAGGATATACTGTTTGGAACACAAAGTATATTTTCAGAAGGTATTAGTGTAGATTGCCTAAGTTGTCTTATTTTGGGAACACCCGTAAACAATGAGCCTTTGCTCACACAGTTAATCGGGCGTGTTATAAGAATGAACGAAGGAAAGCTGCAACCTGTTATAGTAGATATCAATCTAGAAGGTCGTACAGCTAGAAAGCAGGCATCTGCGAGAAGGGGATACTACATGCGACAAGGGTATGAAGTGTCAGATGTATAGGAGTGAAAAATAGTACTTGACACGAGGTCAAGAATTTGTTATAATATGTTATTCTATAATTGGGAAAAAGTAAAAAAGGAAAGCAATGGGAGTGTCAAAGATATTTTGACAATCCTTCATATACTTACCTATAAGCTACCACCAGTGAATAGACATGATAGAATATACAAGTTTTGGACTAAAAGTTTTCATGGACATAGTTTCCTAGTAAACCCCGAGGCACTATTCATTCAAAGAAGGAGATATTCAGATGCAGAGATTGCACAGTATGCAGGTATCGCATCATTGCGTAATTATTTTGAATATCAAAAAACAAAAGATACCAGATTAGACCTCCTCCACTTTACAGGGGATGAGGACAGTATTAAAAACAACAGATTACTACGAATCGAAGGGTATTATATACACTTCAAATTTGAAGAAATCACTTTAAAGGAACTAAAATGGCAATAAAATTTAATCAAGCTAAGGGCGAAGCCCAAAAGAATAAAATCGACAGTTATCAATATGTCGAAGGCGACAACTCAGTTCGCATGGTAGGGGATATGCTTCCTCGATATGTTTACTGGTTGAAAGGCGAAAACGGTAAGAATTTACCATTCGAGTGTCTATCATTCGATAGAGACGCAGAAGCATTTACCAATGTAGAGAAAGACTGGGTAAGAGAATATCACCCAGAATTGAAATGCGGTTGGGCATATGCAATTCAATGTATCCACGATGGAAAAGTCAAAGTACTAAACTTAAAGAAAAAATTACTCGAGCAGATCATGGTCGCAGCAGAAGATCTTGGCGATCCAACTGACCCTGAAACTGGCTGGGAAGTATTCTTTAAGAGAGTAAAAACTGGACCAATGGCTTATAATGTTGAGTATCAACTACAAGCTCTCAAGTGCAAACCTAGAGCTTTAACAGAAGATGAGCAAGCATTAATTGCTGATCTTAAGTCAATGGACGAAGTACTTACTCGACCAACACCAGATGCACAAAAAGAACTTCTTGATAGATTAAGAGAAGGAGCATCAAACGAGCCTGATGAAACAGTATCAGACGAGTTTGATATCAAATAGGAGAAAATTATGTTAACAGTAGGTGATAAATTTCCAGACTTACACATGAAAGGTGTAAATGAAGAAAACGAAATTATTGATGTAGATGTGGTACTGCCCGAATGGACAGTAGTGTACTTCTACCCAAAAGATTTTACTTTCATTTGCCCGACAGAGATTTCAGCAATGGATGAATTAAGTACTCATTGTGATGTTATCGGTGTAAGTGGAGACAACGAATTTTGTAAACTTGCATGGAAAAATGACAATTCTCTTATTCGAGACATTGATCACATTCTTGCAGCAGACTGCGGTCTTCGACTTTCAAGAGAACTAGGAATAGTTAACGAGGAAGAGGGAGTATGTTATCGAGCAACTTTCATAATTGATCCCGAAGGAACAATTCAACATGTATCAGTAAATGCGTTAGATACAGGAAGAAACGCACTTGAAGTTTTACGAACACTACAAGCCTTACAGGCTGGTGGTCTTACAGGATGTTCTTGGACACTCGGGGATGAATTCGTAGGATGAAAAAAGAAATCTTTATCTTTCTAGTATGTTTTGGTGGAACTATAGCTGTTGCTTATGATAACCTTGAATATAAAGGTGGGTCTAGAAACAGTGCTTGCTATGGCGAGTGCTATGAGCAATATGTAAAAACATATGGTACTACCATAGAAATAGAAAGAAATAAACAATTATTGGCACAAGCTGATGAATTTAGTAGCATTAGAAGTTTATGGGCAGGCTGTGCAGCCTGTCACGGACAAGAAGGTGAGGGCGGCATTGGTCCGACCTTGGCAGGACAGTCCGAAACAGACATTAGTACTAAATTAACCACATATAAGAATGGAGGCATGATTGGTTCACAGTCTGCCTTAATGTGGGGTCAGGCGGCTATGTTGTCTGAAAACGATATTAATACTATCGCTAAATTTATACAACAAGGGCTTCCAAAATGATTTTATTCACGGCAGATTGGCATATTAAACTTGGACAAAAGAATGTACCAGTAGCATGGGCGTGCTCACGCTATAAGTTATTCTTTGAACAAATTTATGAACTTGAAAAAGATGTTGACCTGCACATCATTGGTGGGGACTTATTTGATAGAGTCCCCAGCATGGATGAACTTACACTTTACTTTGACTTTGTAAAGGGCGTTAGTGTTAGAACTATCATTTATGATGGTAACCACGAAGCAACAAGAAAGCACAAAACTTTCTTTACAAATTTAAAAAAAGTTACAACAGAACTCAATCCTCTAGTAAAAGTGATTGATGAAACAACATATGGGGAAATGGTTCCTCATGACTATGCAATCTTACCTTATACAGATTTGCATAAAAAGAAGAGTATAGAAGATATTAATGCAGATGTATTATTTACTCATGTTCGTGGCGAAATACCACCTCATGTACAACCCGAAGTAGAGTTAGACCGCTTTGATAAATTTAAAGTAGTATTCTCGGGCGATTTACATGCACATAGTAATACACAAAGAAACATAGTATATCCTGGTAGTCCAATGACTACAAGTTTTCATAGAAAGAATGTGGAAACTGGATATCTAATGATAGACAATAAAGATCAGTGGCAGTGGACATGGCACAAATTTAATTTACCACAACTGATTCGTAAGACAGTTACAGACCCTAGTGAAATGATTCAAACAGACTGGGATCATACAATATATGAAATTGAAGGAGATGTATCTGATTTAAGTAATATTAAGAATAGTGAATTACTTGATAAAAAAGTTATAAAAAGAAAAACAGAGGCAACTCTAATATTAGGTCAAGATATGACAATAGAAGAAGAACTAGGCGAGTACCTAAGTTATATATTAGAGTTAGATGAAAGTAAAACAAAAAATATATTAGGAGTGTTTAGTGATTACGCTAAAGAAGCTGGAGTGGAGTAATTGTTTTAGTTATGGTTCGGATAATATACTTAACTTAAATGAAAGTATAGTTACTCAGCTAGTCGGAACAAATGGAACAGGAAAAAGTTCAATCCCGTTAATACTTGAAGAAGTATTATTCAACAAAAATTCCAAAGGAATTAAAAAAGCAGACATACCAAATCGAGAAGTCAACAATGGCTATGATATAGCTTTGTCTTTTTCTGTGAATGATGATGAGTACTTAATTGATGTTGTTAGACGCACAAATATAAAAGTAAAATTATATAAAAATGAAGAAGATATATCAAGTCATACAGCAACTGCAACATATAAAACACTAGAAGCAATTATTGGAATTGACTTCAAAACATTCTCGCAGATAGTATATCAGAATACTAATGCCAGTTTGCAGTTTTTGACAGCAACGGACACAAATCGTAAGAAGTTTCTAATCGATCTATTACAGTTGGATAACTATGTAAAGTTCTTTGAAGTTTTTAAAGAATTATCACGAAATTTAGCTGGAGATGTTTCTCGCATACAAGGGAAAATTGACACAATTGATAAGTGGTTATTAGATAATAAATTGGAAGATACATCACTACTTTCGAAAATGGAATTACCATTTTACTCGGAAGAAGATGAAGAAACTTTGCGTTCTTTACAAATAGAGTTTGAAAATATCTCTGAAATTACGAAAAAAATTAATCAAAATAATTTATACAAAAGCCAGTTGGAGTCTATAGATTTAGGACTTGCGAAAGAGTATGTTTCTGAAAATGAATGGCAAGACACAGAACATTTACTCCAACAGATTGGAGAAATCAAATCACAAGGCAGTCAAGAAGTTCGTATGATTAAGAAGTATACAGACCTACTAGAAGTAGATGATGCAGGATGTCCAACTTGTGGTCAAGATATAGATACCGCATTTATAGAGCAAGAGTTAAAAAGACATGAAGAAACCAAAGAAACATATACTGCTCAGTTAGAGTCAGTAAATGATAATCTTGCAGATATAAACAGAGCAAATCTTTTATTTAAAGAAATGCAACAAAAGATAAGTAGTTGGGAAGAAATATATAGACAAATAGACCATAGTCTTCCCTCTGAAGTACCAAATGATACAGAGTTAACTGCGAAGATAACAAAACTAAAAACTCGTATCAGAGAAAGACAAAGTAGAGTAGAAGAAGTAATTGCAGAGAACGAAAGAATAGAAAGACACAATACAAGACTTGCAATTATAGAAGAACAACAAACAGATTTTGAAGAACAACTCGCCAGTTTAACTGCTGACATTACGGAAGTAGAAGATAAACTTGGTCATGTTGAAATTTTAAAGAAAGCATTTAGTACGAATGGACTACTTGCTTATAAGATCGAGAATCTAGTAAAAGATCTCGAAGAATTAACAAATGAATACCTTGCAGAATTATCAGACGGCAGATTCAGTTTAGAGTTTGTAGTACTAAATGATAAATTAAATGTAGAAATAGACGATAATGGTAAAACAGTAGATATACTAGCATTAAGTGCTGGAGAGTTAGCACGAGTAAATACATCTACTCTTTTAGCCATTCGTAAATTAATGAGTAGTATTTCTAAGTCAAGAATAAATGTCTTGTTCCTTGACGAAGTTACAAATGTGCTTGATGAGCAAGGAAAAGAAAGATTAGTAGAAATTCTACTGAGAGAGGAAAATTTGAATACTTATATAGTATCACATGGTTGGACACACCCACTATTGTCCAAAATAGACATAATCAAAGAACAGAAAATTAGTCGACTCGATGGTTAATCCTAGACAGAAAGGCAATCGAGGAGAGCAGCAAGTTATATCTATGATGGATAGACTTACTGATGAATCATGGACACAGACACCTGGATCTGGTAGTGGGAAAATAAAAGGTGATCTCATGGTTCAAGACAAACACAATCTCTTTACTGTAGAAGTCAAGTTCTATAAAGAGTGCGGTTTCAATAGTAAGATTTACACACAGAAAAGTAATAATCTTTTTAAGTGGTGGAGTAAACTATGTAAACAAGCACAACAAATGGAACAAGAACCATTACTCATTTTTCGTGAGAATCACGGTAAGTTCTTTGCAGCAACAGTAAGAGAACCAAAAAATACATTGCAGTATATGCATATTGCCTGGCTAGGTGCATATATACTTATTGCAGAACACTGGCTAGAAAAAGAGGAGATACAGTTTACAAATGGCGATCACATTCTCAGACCTTGGGAACCCAGCCCCGACTGGCAACTTGCTGATAGTTGATGGACTGAATATTGCATTTAGATGGAAACATCAAGGTGTAACAGACTTCAAGTATGATTATGTTAGAACAGTAGAAAGTCTAGCAAAATCATATAATGCAGGTACAATAGTAATAACGGCAGATGGCGGAAGTTGGTATAGAAAACAAATATTACCAACATACAAGGCAAATCGAAAAGAAAAGTATGCAGAACAAACTCCTCAAGAAGAAAAAGAGTTTGCAATGTTTATGGCAGAGTTTAGTAATACTCTAACATTACTTAAAGAAAAATATCCAGTCTTTCAATTCAAAGGAGTTGAGGCTGATGATATTGCAGCATACATTAGTATGAATCTTGATGAGTATGGACTAGAAGAATGTTGGATGATTTCATCTGATAAAGATTGGGACTTACTTATCAATGACAGAGTTTCTCGTTTTAGTACAGTTACTAGAAAAGAAACAACAGTACATAATTGGGATGAACATTATGATTTTGATATTCCCGATTATATTACATTCAAATGTCTGACTGGCGATAAAGGGGACAATGTTCCAGGAATACCTGGAATTGGTCCAAAGCGCGCAGTTCAGCTAATGGAACAATATGGAGACGTTTTCGATATCTATGGCGCTTGTCCGATAGATGGAAAGTATAAATATATTCAAAATCTCAATGAAAATGCAGAACAACTTCTGACAAATGTTGAACTTATGGATTTAGTTACTTACTCAGAGACAGCAATAGGAAAAGAAAACACAGAGGTTATTAACACAACTTTAAAAAGGCACTTAGATGAAAATAGATTATAGTAAAGACAAACTTTTAACAGAGTTTAGTCATAAAACACTAGAAGATAGATACTTAGTGGGCAATGAAAAATCACCACAGGAAGCGTTTGCTCGAGCAGCAACAGCTTTTGCAGATGATGATGACCATGCTCAAAGATTATATGATTACGCAAGTAATCTATGGTTTATGTTCTCAACCCCCGTACTTTCAAATGGTGGTACAGAACGAGGTATGCCTATCTCATGCTTCTTGAATTATGTTGAAGATTCAAGAGAAGGTATTACAGATCATTACACTGAAAATGCTTACCTATCTTCCTTTGGTGGAGGTATAGGAGGCTCATGGAGTGCAATAAGGTCACAAGGAACATCGACTTCAAAAGGCTCAGAAAGTACTGGAGCGATTCCTTTTATGAAAGTAGTTGACGCAGAGATGTTAGCTTTTTCACAAGGAGTTACAAGACGAGGTAGTTATGCAGGTTATATGCATATCACACATCCTGAAGTCGAAGAATTTCTAGACATTCGTAAGCCGACAGGTGGAGATGTCAACCGTAAGTGTACAAACTTACATCATGGTGTAGTTATAAATGATAAGTTTATGGAAACTATACACAGAGCTACACATGAACAAAACTTTGATGATAGTTGGGAACTTATTGATCCTCACAGTCATGAAGTTAAAAAAGTAGTGTCCGCAAGAACACTTTGGGTAAAATTATTGCAGAATCGCATGGAAACAGGAGAGCCTTATCTCATGTTTGAAGATGCTGTAAATGCTGATTTACCAGACTTTCAGAAAAGAAAAGGTCTCTATGTAAATCATAGTAATCTTTGCTCTGAAATTACTCTTGCTACGAACGAAGAAAGAACAGCAGTATGCTGTTTATCAAGTGTAAATCTGGAGTACTATGACGAATGGTCTAAGATTCCAGCATTTATACCAGACTTAGTGCGAATGTTAGATAATGTATTAGATTACTTTATTGAGAATGCTCCAAGTCAGATGGAAAAAGCCAAGTATAGTGCCCTTCGAGAAAGAAGTATTGGTCTTGGCGCAATGGGATTTCATGCCTATATGCAAAAAAATATGATTCCATTTGAGAGTATCGGAGCAGCTGGTAAAAATCACGAAATGTTTAAGCATATCAAAGAACACGCTTTACAAGAAACTCGTAGACTTGCAGTTGAGAGAGGTGCTTGTCCCGATGATGATTCATGTGAAGTAAGAAATGCACATTTATTAGCGATTGCTCCAAATGCTAGTTCTAGTATTATTTGTGGAAACACAAGTCCAAGTATTGAACCTTTTCGTGCAAATGCATTTACTCAGAAAACAAAGAGTGGATCATTTCTACAAAAGAACAAATACTTAGAGCAGTTATTAGAGCGCAAAGGTGCGAATACTGATAATGTATGGAAAGAGATTGTTGCAAACAAAGGAAGTGCTCAACACTTAGATATTCTTACTCCAGAAGAAAAAGAAGTATTTAAAACAGCCGTAGAGATTAATCAATCATGGGTAGTGGAGCACGCTGCAGAAAGACAACAATTTGTTTGTCAGTCTCAAAGTGTAAATCTATTCTTTCCGCCTGATGTAAATAAAGGCGATCTACACAATGTACATATGTTAGCATGGGCTAAGAATTTAAAAACACTATACTACTTAAGAAGTGAAGCTATCAGCCGTGCTGATAATGTATCTTCTCAAGTAAAGCGAGAAATAATCTTTGAACAAGAAGATTGTTTAGCATGCGAGGGATAAAATGTTACTAGAGGAAAGAGAATACTATAAACCTTTTGTATATCCGTGGGCATTTGAGTTTTACAAAAAACAACAACAAATGCATTGGCTACCTGAAGAAGTGCCATTACAGGATGACATTCGGGATTATAAAGAAAAATTATCAGAGGGTGAAAGAACACTTATAGACAATATATTTAAGTTCTTTACTCAAGCTGATGTTGATGTGTGCTGTGGATATGCTAAGCATTATCTGCCCACATTCAAACAACCTGAAGTAAGAATGATGCTAGTAAGTTATGCTGCGATGGAAGCAGTACATCAAGAAGCATATTCTTTACTTTTGGAAACACTAGGAAAGTCTGATGAGATGTACCAAGAGTTTTTTGATATACAAGCGATGTCAGAGAAACATGATTATCTTACAGACTTTAATATGGACACACCACATGAAATGGCTAAAACAATGGCAGTTTATAGTGGGTTCACCGAAGGAGTTCAGTTGTTTAGTAGTTTTGCTATACTATTGAACTACCCAAGACATAAT